GTTTACATTAAGATTATAAAATGCTTTTGATAAATATCATATACAGGGGAAAAGTGTGATTACAATTACAGAATCAGCAAAAGAAAAAATCAAGGACATATTACTTGAGGAAAATAACCCCAACATATCATTACGTACATTTGTCCAAGGCGGCGGCTGTAGCGGTTTCAGCTACGGTTTTACCCTAGACGAATTAAAGAATGAAGACGATTTTGAAATTCCTTTAGACAATTTTACCATACTTGTAGATAGTATGAGTATGACATATCTACAGGGTGCAGAGATAGACTATAAAGAAGATTTAACGGGTAGTACATTTAGCATAAAGAATCCTAACGCAACAACAACTTGCGGCTGCGGTTCTAGCTTTGGAGTTTAATATAAAATGACACAAAAGAAAATTGACATTGGCGTACAAGGTAATGATGGTACTGGCGATAGTATCCGCACGTCGTTCCAAAAAGTAAACGATAACTTTACAGAACTGTATGCTATATTCGGCGGTGGTGGAACTATCCGTTTTACTAATCTAGCCGATGCTCCAGCTAGCTACAAAGCCAATCAAATTATCATGGCCAGCACTACTGGCGGTGGTTTAACTGCTAGAGATATTCGAGTTGGAAACCCAGCAGACAATCCAGCCGGAAATGCATTTAACATTGACTTCACTACAGATCCTACTAAGGTAGTATTTTACCCTCCAACAAGTAGTTTATCAAATGATACTAACCCTACACTGGGCGGAGACTTAGATGGCGGCAATACTTGGTCCGTTGTAAACTTACCAGAGCCAAGCGAAACTATTGTTCTAGCACATAATCTTGCTCACCCTGACAGTACAACTACACTCGACAGTCTAGCAATCAACAAGGGCTATGCTGACAAACACTATCTACAAGTATCAGACGGGCAGATTCTAAATGCATTGGAAGTAAGAAATCAACCATTAACTCCAGATACTACTAGTTCAAAATATGATCCAACACTGACCAGTAACTATCTTAGCACAGAAGCTATGCAACGTAAAGATGTTGTATATCGTGGCGGCGACACAATGACCGGTGCATTGATATTGAGCGATCATCCTATGCCGTTGTCAGGAGAAGGAATTGTAAACGATCCTCAAGATTTACAAGCCGCGACCAAATACTATGTGGACAACAATACATATTTCAGCGGTGTAAATTTATATGTTACTACCAAGGGCGATGACTTACAAACACATACTCCGGCAGGACGCGAAGGCCGTCACTGGCAGTATGCTTATAAAACTGTTGGAGCAGCTGCACTACAGGCAGAAAACTTAATCAATTTAAGTAGCAAAGAGCCAGGTCCTTATCGTCAGACCATATACTATACCATCGGTGCTAATCAATTTACCAGTACTGTTACTAATGATATTCCTACTCAGCCCCACTTGCTAGGACTTCAGGGCGGTAGTGTTGCTGACCAAGGATATTTAGATGCTGCCAGTTTGTTGGAATACAATCGTCAGTTTATCCAACAAGAGACTGTTGCGTATATCAACAAGAAATACGTCAATGTTCCTACATTTGATCAGACTCGTTGGAAGACTATCATCGAAGATGTGATCAGCGCCGTAGCATATGACTTGGCATTAGATACCACTTATAATTCAACCACAGTAACTAGCAGATTATTCAGCAGTTATAACAGTGATATTATTGCCAACAACTTGTCGCAATTACAAGATGCCTTTGTACAAATTCGTAATAAAATATTAAGTTATAGCTCAAATGCCAATAGCAATATAGGAACCGGCGACTATCTAAAAAATTATATCAGTCGTATCATATACGCACTATGCTATGATTTTGCCCTAGATTCTAACTATCAAAGTATTCAAGCAGGACTATTATTTCCCTATGCCAACAATAGTTTGACACAAGTAACGGCTGACTTTAATGCTACCGAAATCACAAGTCTATTAGATCATTCTAAGATTAATATTTTACAAGCAAGTGGTAATGGTAGTACTGCCACATTGACATTTAATACGCTAACTAAAGCACCTTATAAAGTAGGCGAGCAAATCCTAGTCACTGGTTTTACCAACGGAGTTGGATTTAACAGTTCCGCTAGTCAAACAGGATATTGGACAGTTACAGAATGTACAACAACTTATGTAAACTTTGCTTGTTTAGAACAAACTTCTGATACTGCTGGTGTAGTTGTTAAAAACAATTTAATCAACAATATCATTGCTGACATTGGCAATGCTAGCATTACTGAATCTTTAACATCTAATGCTGATATAATTACCAAGATTATTTTAACTGGAGATACTCCTAAACCTTCATTTAAATCTAGTACAGCAGGCACGGGAAAAAGTAGTGCAAGAGATTTATTGCTAAACAACATTAAATTTATTCAAGCAGAAATTTCAGGATTTTTAACTAGTAAGTATTCAACAGTCGGTTATGACAAGTCATTAAGCAAAAGAGATATACAATCCATTGTATGGAGTTTAGTCTATGACTTTATGTACGGTGGCAATAGTCAAAGTACCTATGCCGCAAATCGTTACTGGTACGGCGGTAGTTTACATCTAACAGGTTCAAGTCAACAAAGTGCCTGTATTGATGCCATTAACTATATTGGAGTATTAGCACAAAATATTATTACTAATACTAACCCAAAAGTAGCTTATCAACAAAGCATATTCCAATACACTAATGAAACATACTCGGGTGGTAGTGCGGCGTCTTCTAGCATCAGTACCAATATTGCATTGATTACTAGCATATTAAGTAGTGCTAATGGTTCCGGTGTTGTGGCACTAAACACAGCAACCGGTGTCTATGGCACAGCCCCTACACTACCTTCTAGCGGAATACTGCACGACAAGTTCTTAGTCATTACAGCAAATCCAACTACTACTGGATTAATTCCTTTACTAAAAGATACCAGTGTTTCCTATATCGGTTCAACTAATGGGTTTATAGATAAGACTCTGTTGGGTACTGCTGCCGATCCTGCAAGTGTCAACACTATCTATGCAAAGTTCAATGTAATGCTGAACTTGTTGACATATGGAATTAGTAATACCCAATTCCCAAGAGGACTTCCAGTTTACTCGCCTGGGCCAAATGGTGTAAACAATGATGTAGTGACTTCTATTATAGCAAACACACCATTCCTTAAAGCCAGTATTAATTCATATATCGCCGCCCAGAACCCAGGACTGACTTTTGACTCTGTGGTTACTGCTAGAGATATTGGAGCAGTTTTAGAGGCAGTGGCTTATGATATCAGCTATGGTGGTAATAGTGCTACACTGTTGGCATCATTAGAATACTATGCTAACGGTGTAAGCCAATTGGCTACTAATCTTGTTCAAGTATATCACGATGCTGTAATTGAACTAAGTGCAGAAGTTGTCGCAGTCTTAAAAAATCAAACTGTTGGTACTGGACACTCTGGTGGTTTTGACCAACAAGCATCTGCAGCCGATGCAGGGCAACAGTTTATTGATAATCAAGTTATTGCATTGTTTAATACTGTTGCCGACATTATTTTAAACTATACAAGTTTTGATGGCACTACTGCAATAACTTCACCGTCTGGCGCACCGCAGAATCAGTACACACTAACCTATCCAACATCTACAATTATCGATGCTGATCCTATATTATTCAGCACAGTTCAACCATACGGTGCTTGGAATATTATTACCAATGCCAGTGCAACTATCACAAGCTACGTTTATAATTATTTGTCTACTAACTATCTAGGCGGGCTGTCTTATAATGAAGCAACTTGTTACAGAGACGTTGGTTATATTATCGATGCTATTGTAATTGATATCATGACAGGCACACACGATGTTCCTGCTAACTATCAAACAGTTCAAGCTGGTAGAAGCTATTATAAAAATGCCAGTGCTCTAAAAGCCATCACTGGTGATCAATTGGTACCAACTGTAGATGCAATGTACTTTGTACAAAGTCTTGCAGCACAGGTGTTGAATCAAACTTCACAATTGAGATATCAAAGTTTATACACACAAAATTCTTACTACAATGCACTAGCATTTGCTGTGGATTCAAGTAAAAATCCAAGCGCAAATGCCAAAGGACAAGTAAATGCTGCGTTCACTACAATCATTACCATTGTACAAAAAGGCCTAAGCGCAGCACCAGCGGCAGTTAAAGGAGCTGGGTTTTATCAAATAACATTTGGCAATGGTGGTCAAAGTAGTGTTGACCAAGGAAACGCCGCTGATGGCCATATTATACCTGGTAAAATACTAATCGGTAATACCAGTGGTGCAACTGCGGTTATCTTAAGTTACTTCCCTGGTGGCAGTAGTACTAACGATACTTTAAATGTTGATATGTTGACACCAGGTTTCTTTATACACGGTGAAACATTAGACTATGCTGAAAGCGTAGAAGTACAACAAGTTACCATCCGTGTTGAAAGCGGCGTCTACTACGAAGATTATCCAATTAGACTTGCAGCTAACGTAACAGTTAAAGGTGACGATTTCCGTCGTACAATTTTACGACCAATCGATCGTGTAAGTAAGAGTCCGTGGGTAAGTTTATTTTTCTACCGAGATGGTATCTTTGATGGTATGCAGATTGGTCCTATTGATTACAGTTACGACTTTACAACAGGTACAAGCTCAGCAGTCACTATTAGTAACACAACTGGAAAAATCACAGCAAAGCTATCTAACGGTCAGGTTCCAGCTAGCTGGACTGGATTGGTGTTGACTGAAAACAACTATGCCGTAACTCAAGGATCAGTATTTACTAGCGTTGGCAATCAATATTGTAGTTTGAATTTTACCGCCTATAATGGTGCATTGCTATCGTCTAATACTGCGCCATACAAGGCAGGTGATAGTATCATCATCAGTGGTATGAGTCCCACAAATTATAACGGCACATTTACAGTAGCCGGATGTTCAGTTGGTGCAACTACTACAACTGGTAGCATTACTGGCAACGTGTTTAGTTTAGGCGCAGGCTCTGTTATCGGTACATTTGCTATTGGAATGACATTGACTGGTACTAATGTAACAGCTGGCACAACAATTATTGCAGCCGGGCAAGCAACCAATACCTGGAAAGTAAGCATTACCTACGGTAGTCCAGTTACCAGCACAACTATCACCGGTGCGGGTGTAGGCACAGTAACGTTCATCAACAACCAAGCAGTCGGTACAGCCAACGGATACGGACAAATATCAACAGGTAAGGCAGTAGTAGATAGTGTAAGCGGTAACGTGATGAACCTAACTGTTATCTATCCGTTCTCCGCAGCCACTACATTTGCCGCAAACTCTTGGCATTTATACAACACAGATAATTATGGACGTCATTATTTGACCAATCCATTGGATATCAATAGTACACCAAAAAACAACAAAGAAATCGACGTATTCTTGTGTAACGATGCCACACGTATTAGTAACGTTAGCGCACAAGGTCACGGCGGCTTTATGATGGTGCTTGACCCAGAAGGTCAAATCAAATCTAAGTCACCTTACGGACAAGAATCAGGATGCTTTAGCGGCAGTATAAACAAACAGCGTTTTGCAGGTGGTCAATTAATTGACGGTATGGCCGGACGTTTATACGGTACTGTTGTAAAAATAGATTCTTATAGTGGTATTGCTAACACATTGATTACAGTTCAAGGTGTTGTTAACAGTGGTATTGATATAAGAGCTCCGCAAGTTCCTTGTTCTTTCTACTTGGAAGGTTTCCGTTATCAAATCGACGAAGTATATGATTATAACGGTAATGTACAGTTGAAGAATCCAGATGCAAGTAATTTAACAGTAACTTACAGCAACTCCAACAGCGACGGAGGTGTAGGTACATTTACCTTTACAGTAACTGACACTTCAAAAATTACCATAGGTCAGTACATTTCTGGAACTGGTATTCCAACTAATGCAAGTCCAGCTATCTTCATATCAGCCATCAATGGTAATGTAATTACTTTAAGTAACACAAACTTTATTAATGGCGTTGCTTGGTCTGGTTTAACACAACAAGCCGCTGGCTCATACAATATCAGTGCTCCGCAAGTTCGATTGATTCTCGACGGCAGTCAGACTATTAACGGTTCAGTTGGTTTCAATACTGTTGGCAGTTACCAAACATTGTCAACAAGCCTGAGTGGCGGCAACTATTTTGACCGTATCTTAAAAGCTGTAGTGTATGACGCAATGTTCGGTACCACATATCAAAGTAGTCGTGTGGGCTTAACTTATATTCAGCCAGAAAACATTGTTAACGGTTTGACCCAAGTTTTATTAAATCAAGGTATAAACTATTTCAATACACTGGTCAATGGTATTACTGGTGCTAATGCTATCTCAGCACCTACCAAGACTGCTATTACCAACAACCTGGCATTGGTATTTTCTATTATTAATAATGGTATTACAGCACTACCAAGTTCAGTCAGCTACCCAAATCCTTTAAATTCTGCCAGTGCAGATAAAAAGAACGCTGCTAAACTGATACAGTTGAATAGAACATTTATTCAACAGGAAGTTATTGCTTGGTTATCTACTGTACCAACATTTAGTTTACAAACAACAATAGGTTGGAATCCATTACAGGCTCAGCTGAACATTGGATACATTATCGATGCGTTGACTTATGATGTATTGTATGGTGGTAACAGTCAAATGAATGATGTTAGCACACGTTACTTCTGGTATACAGACGGCGTGTATTACTATAACATATTGACCGGAAATACTGTAACTGATCCAACAATTATCAAAAATCCAATTTTAAATGTATATGTAAACACATTCACATATCTAAAATCTGTTGTACAGAATGTTGTTGAAGGCATTACTAGTGGTACAATCACTGTAGGGACCTACACTTCGCCATACCCAAGTGCTGGTAATGGTGTTAGTCAAGATACTACAATAACCTATGCGGGTGGTACAGGCAGCGGTGGTTATGCTCCAAGTTCGCTAGGAGATAAAGATACAGGATCGATAGCTGCATTAATAACATTATTCAGTAGTTACTGGACTGCTACTAATACTGCACGTAATACTTGGACAAGTTCTAACACTATTACATACGCAACTATATCAAGTTCAACTACAAATTACTATACAGATTATACACACTTACAGCCCAACTTCTCAACTTGGATCAACACTACTTTGCCGGCATACTTGCAAAATGGTAATGTTCCGATCAATATTGAAATGGGCGGTAACAAGTCAATGTTGGCCAATGACTTTACACAGGTTAACGATTTGGGGTATGGTATTGTTGCAACCAATGCAGGCTTAACAGAACAAGTTTCAACATTCACATACTATAACCACGTGGCCTACTATTCCTTGAATGGTGGTCAGATTCGCTCTGTTGCTGGCTCAAACGGTTATGGCGATTATGGACTACGTGCTAGCGGTGCAGACAGTACAGAACTGCCAAACGCAGTTAATCTAGTTCACGATCTAGTACAAACAGCTAAGATTTATAAACAAGGTCAGTATGCAAATACCATGACTCCAACAGCCAGTGTTGTTGCACAGTTGGTTTATATCATTGGTTACGAATATATTCCGTACAGTCAGTGTTTCTTAGACGTTGACCATAGTGTGGAAGGCGGTACTATTACCACTTATCAAATCAGTGGTATCACCCATACTAGTGTTACTGTAGGACAAAACGTATTACAATTAACTATCAGCGCAGCAACTGGACTTGCTTATCCACTACGTGATGGACAACTAATTACTCTACGCACAAACACATACGTTGAATTTACTAATATTACCAACGTTAAACCAGTACGTCCAAGTACAGCACTACAATACAGTGCCAACTTGTCTAGCATCTATCGTGTATTGACTTATAATTTGAGTCAGGCTACTGGTGAGCCTATGAGCACCAGCACTAATGCTATTTTGCAAACTGCTAACGGTTTTGCCTATTATCAATTTACAACTGACACAGTTAATCTTGTGCAAGCTGATCCACTAAACTATGTGGCTAGTGCTACTATTGCTAGTGCTACGGCTGGAAGTAGCACAATTACACTAAGCAATATTACAGGCTCTATCGCAGTGGGTCAGGTTATTGGCGGTGGCTACAACAGTACCACTGGTCAGGCTACTGGGTATGTTAGCCCTGCAGGTCTAACTGTTACTTATGTGAGTGGTACCACTGTTATATTAAGTGGACCAATCAGCTCGACATTACTAGACTCTGGAATTGCTGCTGCTACTGGTAGCGTCGTGTTCTCTACTGCTACACAAGGTTCTACATCAGGTGATAACAAAATTGCTATTGCAATCTTAAGTGATACCACTACTATTGATCAAATCAATACAGGCATCTATAGTCTAGCTTGGAACGGACGTACACATCAAGTATTAGGATATGTAGCGCCGCTATTCGAAGCAAAATCTAATTATGTGTCTCTCAGCTCAACTAGATTGACTGTGAACAATGTTAACGGAACAATATTAGTTGGACAACTAGTTACTGGTAGCGGATTCAGCGGTCAATCAGTTACTAATATTGTAAGTAGCAGCGTTCCTCCAGGAGGCAGCAGTTTACAAGTTGTAGTAGATTTGAGCAGCGCACCTAGTACACCCGCATCAGGTTCAGTGATACAATTTGGTTTTAATATCAATGGATATCTAAAATTAAGCCCAACTCCAATTTACAATAACTCTTCAACTGGTACTGGAGTAAGCGGACTATCGTATGTTAGCAGTCAGCTTGAAGCAGGTACCACCAGTTCAGAAATTGTAACATTTAAAGTTCCGTACAGCAGTTCAGGTTCTCTGCCTCCGGTAGATAGCTCATTGAATATCACAGGCTATGGGGCCACTGTGGTAACTACAGGATCTAGTATTAGTGGCAGTGTATTGACCATTGGAACTATAACTGGTGCAGGGTCGGAACAAACAGTATTCCCTGGAATGCAAATTACTGGTGGAAGCAGTTTACCAGGAACATATATTGTAAGTAATCTTTCAGGCGTTGGCAATGGCAGTACTTGGAACATCAGCCCAAGCTATCCTAGCCCAATTACAAATCAAGCATTGACCTTGACCAACTACAGCTATGACGGTGTACGCCAAGTGACCAATGTAGTTAATACAACAGAAATCACAACCAATGATGTATCAAAACTTTTGGTTGGTATGGTTGTAAGTATTTTACAAACTAGTGGTTACGTGGTAAGCAGTAGTACAGATACTATTACATTAAGTGTTCCTACAAATAGTGACGGATCTAACCAAGCTAACTTGTATGTAGGTCAGCAAATTACATTCTCAAGTAGTAGTGCTATTCCAACCTTTGGTAGTTTAACTAATGCAACATATTTTGTAACTTATGTTTCTGGCAGTAATATCAAAGTAAGTAGTAGTGTTGCGTTAACACCAAATGTAACAATTGGAACTGCTTCGGGTGGTGTAGTCACTATTACCGGTTCTATCTCAGGTAACGTGTTAACTGTAACAGGAACTCCTAGTGGCACTATTGTTGCCGGTATGACTGTGTATTCAACTACACCAGGATTTATCGCAGGCACATATATTTTAGCATTTGGCACTAACGGTACTAGCGGTAGCGGAGCTGCAGGTACTTATATATTGAGTGCTGTGCAAACTATCACTGCTCCATCAGGCAGTCTCACTCTTGCTAAGTTTGGATTCACTACCGCTGGCGGTAACGTTCCAACAGGAACTATCGTTCAATCTGTAGACTACAATACTAACAAATTTGTTGTAAGTCCAGCTTGTTGGATTCCATATGGTGCCACTGTAAGTTGTATCCAATATGCCTATGTAACTAAAGTTATTGTCAAGAACAAAGGTAGCGGATACAGTACTGCTCCAACATTAACATTCACCGGCGGTGGAGCAACTAGCCAAGCGATTGCAAGTTGTACCATTGACCAAAACGGTGGTATTAACAGCGATGTTGTTATCGTAAGTCCTGGCTATGGATATACTAGCGTTCCTACTATTACAATCAGTGCTATCCAAGGTTCTATTACAGCAACAACTAAAAACACAAATTTAGTTACAGTTAACAGTATTGCAGGTCTAGTAAAAGGTGCCAGTATTGTTTTCACAGGTACAGCAGGCGGATTTGCCGGTACAGTATACAGTATCACATTCACAGGTAGCATTGTCGCAGGTACTGGAGCCAATACAGGTTATGGTGTGCTTACTGTAACTGGTACACCGACTGGTTTGTTATACACTGGAATGACCATTGCGGCGGGAGGTAACATAAGTGCTGGCACAACAATTTCAAAACAAATTACTGGCAGTTCAGTTGTTGTAAGTCCTACACTAAGCAGTGGCGGTACTATTGGTACCAACACATTCGTTGTAAGTAGTGCAACTGGTATCCTTGCAGGTCAGTTGGTAACTGGTACTGGTATTCCTGTTGGAACTTATGTAACATCAACTTATCTATCTGGAACTACTATTACACTAGTAGATGTAAATGGAAATGCACAAAACTTCACAGGCAGTAATGGTAGTGGAACTTATAATTTCTACACACCATCAGGTGCAGGTACATATCTAGTCAGCATTAGCCAAGCAGTTAGTTCTACAAGCATTACTGGAACTACTGGCGGTCTAAGTGCAACACAGACTTATACTATTGCAAACGTTGGCAACAATCAAATTTCCTTGTACATCTATGGATCAACAGTAAGTCCAATACTAGGAACATCAACTAATATTGCAAATAATGCATTGACATTCAGTGTTCCAGGTCCCGCACAGTTAGAAGCTCAGATCAGTCAGTTTGCTAATCCAAGCGTGACTACTACTGGTGGTTCAAGTAGCATACAGTTAAGCGTACTGTATCCTAAAGCACCTGGTGTGTTTGGAACAGTAAGTTCAACAACCACAGTCAGCAATGCTGTTACAGTAAGTTCAACTAACGGCTTAACTGTTGGCCAGCAGATTATCTTCACAGGAACAGGAACAGCATCAAGTATCGGTACACTAGTAAGTGGCCATACTTACACCATTAGATCTATCATTAGTGCTGGTGTACCAGGGACTATAACAATCAGTGATGATGGTGGTGCTACAGAATTCGTACCGAGTGTAACAACGACTAGCACTGGTTCGATGAGTTTCTATTGTCCTAACTTTATTAACAATCCAAGTACTACAGTATCTAGTTACACAAGTAAAACACAAGTCGGTAGTTTGTACAATGTGCGAGTAGCGTTGGCTGGCGCCTTAACAATCACCAGCGGCGGCTACTACAGCGTAACTGGTAATACCAATAACTTATACAACGGTATTTGGGCTTGTGCAGGCGGAACATCGGCCAGCTACATCATACTGTCATATCCATTTGATCCGGGTGTTTGGAGCACAAGTACTACTACAACTATAACTCCATTGAGTGCAAGCGGTACTGGCACTGCTATTGGTATAAGTAAACCATTTAGTACTGCTAACACAACCAGCTTGTATGCAGGGTATAGTGCAAATACAGGCGGTCAAATTACACAGCGCATTAGTTTGACCCGTGCTACAGGTCACGATTTTGCGTTCATTGGTACTGGCGGATATAACACCAGTAACTATCCAAACCAAATTTACGGTAACCCAGCTATCTCTGCTGACAACACCAGACAAGTTGTCGAGGAAGGCGTAGGTCGTTGCTTCTATGTAACAACAGACGAAAATGGTATTTTCCGCGTTGGTAAGTTCTTTACTGTTGACCAAGGTACAGGTACAGTTAGTATCAGTCAAAACATTGCGTTTACCAACGTAAGTGGTTTGCAATTCCAACGTGGTGTGCTGGTAACTGACTTCTCAAGCGATACTAAGATGACTGAGAACGCTAGCGATATCGTTCCAGTACAAAGTGCAATTCGTTCCTTTATTGACTACAGACTAGGTATCGACTACGGCGGCAGTCCGGTTCCTAACTACCAACTGATCGGACCAGGCTATATGGCCTTGAACGGTGCATTGGCTATGAGTGGTCAAATGAATATGGGCGGTAATGGCATTATCAATATGTCTATGCCATTACAAATCAGTGTTAATAATGCCACTAACAAAGGTTATGTAGATACAGAAGATTATAATCAAAACAGTATCTTCAAGATGATTGATGCTACTTTACCGTATGTTACAACATCTTATACAAGCTGGGTATCGCCTAGTTTAACACTGGTTGTACAAGTAACTAGTATAGATCCAACTGCTATCGTAAACAATATGAAAATTTACGGTGGTGGCTATAATGCTGGGACAGGTACATACGCATTTGATGGCACACAAACTGTTCAAGCTGTAGTTCTTTCTACAGGTCAAGGAACTAATCCATCAGGTGTAACTACAACAGTTACAGCGGCAACTATTACAATGAGTAGTGTGCCTAACTTCCAACCTTCTGGTACAATCATATTCACATCGATCAATACCGGTAGCCAACTAGTGTATGATGCACCAAGTAGTACTTGGAAGGCAGCGGCATTGTCATTGCCTAATAATACTGGTCCATTAGCAACAACTGGTGTAACAACCAACTCAGGAACTGTAACATTAAGTTTTGCCACACAAACTTCACTACCATTCCAAGTTGGACAAACTATTATTGTTAGTGGTGTTATTCCTGTTGGCTACAATGGTATCTATACTGTAACGGCTGTTGGCTATTCAAGTGTAAGTTATGCCAATGCTACAACTGGCGCAATTACAACACAAGGTACAATTATTGGTAACACTGCTGGTCTACAGTACAACAGCGCAAGCGGCACAATTACAACCAGCATTAATAGTGGAAGTATTGTTGCCACTATGGTTGGTGCAACAGCTGATATTGAACAAAGTAAACTGTTGTTGAATGTGCCTGGAGCAAGTTATACAACCACTGTGAGAGGTGCTAATGGTACTGTAATTTCAACAATCACAAACGGCACTACGCTAGCAAGTGCTCCAACAGGTACACGTCAACAGATTCAAGCTGCCAACGGATTGGCCAGTTTCAATAGTGCTGTGTTTACACAAAGTAATGGTTGGGTTGATTTAAGAACAGCCGCAAGTAATGCAACTGGTATTCAGTTGAATAAGATTACCTATTTGCCAGCTGGTACAATACCTTACAACCAAACTAATGCGGCTGCAAGTCCAACAGCAGTAACACCGGCTGGTATTGTTGCCGACGGTAATGCTATTAGTAACAGTTCATTCACTAACACAATCGGTGTTATGACTGTAACTGCTAACGGCGACAACACTAGCCCTGGCGGAGTAACCAAGTCCGGAGGTGCAAACACCTACACAGTAGTACAGGTAAGTCAGTCTAATCCAGCGTATGCCACAACAGGTGGTTTAAATCAACACGCGGCCAATAGCTTTATCAAGTCTGGTAGCGATGGAAGCGTTGACGTTGGTATACTACAAGTACAGGGTAAGCCAATTATTACTGTTAATAATTCAAGCAATACTTATCAAGTTACATTTGGATTCCCAGGTGCAACTACTGTAGGTACTGCATCATTCACAGGTGCTATTACTACTGGCGGCACATTAAGTGTAATTGGCACTGTGACTGGAATCATTGCTGTTGGAATGACTTCCACTATCAGCGGAACTATCTATGTGATTACTGGTGGCTCAGGAACCACTTGGGTTGTAAATCCAAGTCCTAGTATCAATATTGGTCCGATTGCGATGACCTTTAATTTGAGTCCAAGCGGTACACCTGGATTTATGACTGTTGGTTTAACCGCAGGTAACGCTGTTCAAACTACATTTGTTGGGCAAGTATATGCTCCTACATTCTTATCAGCCAGTTTCACAGGAGTAGGTGGACAGACAATCGGTGGCGGTTATAATGGCATTTGGAGTATTACAGGTAACACACAGTTAAGTTCTACCAGCACATTTAGTGTAGGTAACCAAGGCGGTGGAGGCGCAGCTACATCATTATGGGGCACTTTAGCAGTTGCTGGTAACAGCACATTTAGTAATAACATCACACTGAGTGGCAGTTCAAATGCTTCTACCAAGTTGTTTACAATTACCAATGGTGCGGCTACTCCTGTAACTACATTCAGCGTTGACAGTGCAACTGGTGCAATAACAGCAGGCCCATCAGCTACACAATTTACACTTGATGCAAGCGGTAATGTTGTTGTTAGAGGTAACTTGACTGTTACTGGAACAACTACTACACAAACAAATGAAATTGTTCAAAATAATGAAACAATTACAAATGTATTGACTGTTAATTCTACTGTAGATAGTACGGGAACAACTAGCGGTGGGGTAATTATTGCTGGCGGTGTTGGCATTGCCAAGAAACTATATGTAGGTGGTAACACAAGTATTACTGGTTCAAGCACATTTACTGTTGGAACTGGTGCAACTACACTGGGCGGCACATTAGGTGTAGCTGGTGATACAAGTATCACTAGCAGTAGTGCAACTGCATTTAGTGTAACTGGTACAAGTACATTTAATAATACCGTAGTAATAACAGGTGGTTATGGTAAGATATTTAAAATTACCGACGCTACACCAACCACACAGTTTAGTGTAGACAGTACTAACGGTAATACATTTATTAATGGTACAACTACTATTACATCCAGCAGTACCTTAAACGTGTCTAAGATCACAGCCAATGCAGGATCAAGTCCTTATACTGGTACACTAACTGGTGCTTGGACTACAGGTGCAAGCAGTAGTTTGAACCTAGCTACAAATAGTTCAACACTATATGTTAAATCCATCAATGCAACCGACAGTAGTACATCTGGTTCATTTACTGGCATATGGTCTTTCAACAATGCTGTTACAGTCAAGGATACATTAACACTACAAGGATCAACTACTACTGGCGCCAAGATGTTCAACATCAATGACAACGGTGCTCCAGCAGTTACACGTTTCAGTGTAGATAGCTCAAACGGTAATGTGGTAAGCAGTGGTACTGGTTCATTTAATTCAACAGTATCAGCCAGTCAGTTCCTAGGACCATTAAAAGGCAATGTGATAGCCAGCGACAACACTACATTGATTGACTATGCTAACAAAACTTTCTATGGTACTGTAAACGTTGGCAATGCTACCACTGGTGTTGTTGGCCCAGCCAACGGTGGTACAGGTCAGGCATCACTATACAACTCAGTATTGGCATTGTTAAATTCCTTAACATATTCAGGTGCTGGTAGTCCACAAGTATTGACCACAACTGGCGCAGGTAGCTACAGCTGGGTAACTCCAACCAACGTTACTGCACCAAGTTATGGTACATTTATCAGCAGTAACAGAGTTACTTACATAGTCGGCACTGGCGGTATCACAACAAGCACAACTGTGTTCACAGGTTGTCCAAGTTATGTGCCTGGCAAGAACCAATTGCGTGTTTATATTAACGGTGTACGTCAAAATCTAAGTACTGACTTTACTGAAGATTCAAGCAATCCGGCAACTCAATTTACTCTTTTATCTGCACTGGCAGACCAAGATGTGATTCTTGCAGAAGTGGATGGTTATATTAACTATACTGTAACAGCACAAAATACCATATTCAGTCCTATTTCAGGTATTGGTAGTGTTAATGTACAAGATGCTATAACAACAGTTCAGAACAATAAGATGCCTTACACGGGCGGTACATTCACCGGCGACATTACATTAGGCAGCGGAAATGGTTTGTATTTGGCAGCTGGCAGTACAACTAAGCCGCCATTGAAGTTGAATAGTGGAAATTTATTGTCATCTACCCAGGCAGGTGCGATAGAATTTAACGGTTCAAACTTGTACTATACAGACCAATCACCGACTCGTCAGACTGTTGCCAGTCAGGCGTGGGTAACTAGTACCATTGCCAGCAGTTTGTCAAGCGGCTCTAGTATTAATGCTGGCAGTTTAACTGGAACTATTCCAAGTGGTGTATTAGGTAACTCTACGATATATTTGGGTACTACAGCTATTGCATTGAACAGAAGTTCAGGTACAATGTACTTGAACGATACTTATGTAACTTATGCTGGAAGCTCAGGAACATCAAGCAGTTGTAGTGGTAATGCGCTAACAGCTACTACAGCAAC